TAAGTTTGCAAGAAGCACTACCAGTAGATAATTCTAATACTTCACTTGCACTAGCCTCTTTTACCAATAAAGTATGGTCTGAAGATGTAGCACCAATCGCCACGTTGCCAGAGGAGTCTATACGCATACGTTCAGTACCATCAGTTTCAAACTTTATATAGCCACTAGCATCTAAATGAATTTTTTCATTGCCATCAGAGGTATTAAGCACGAGATTGCTATTACCTACAACTCGGTCATTAACTTTGAGCCAATTATTAAATGTAGCATAACCAGCTTCTGACATATCAAGGGTAAGGGCTGTAATACCAGAACCACCATCATTTCCTTGGAATATTATATCTTTATCTGAAACAACAGATTTAATATAGAAATCTGATGAAGTTAGCTTAAAAAGTCCAGTTGGTGTTCCACCATCTTGAAGATAAATATACCCACTATCAGAATCGAGATAAATTTCACTGCCAACATCAAGCGTAAAAGCACCAGCGTGGGCAATATTACCTGTCATAGTGCCACCAGATAAACTTAATTTACCTGATATATCTGTAGCTGGCGGTGCAGCCCAAGTATTATCTCCTCTAAGGAACGTAGAACTATTAGTCGTACCTGATGCGCTTAATTCATTAAGACCAACTGCATCATCAGCCATCTCAGAACTGCCAACTGCATTAGGTCCAATGTCATCTATTGTTATGGCTGCGTCTACAATCTTAGCTGCTGTAATACTATTGTTAGGGATATCATCAGCTGTAACAGGTACGCTTGCTGGTTGTTTTCCTATATAAGGCATATTAAGTCTCCTATGCTGTGATTTCCATTATGCTAAGTATAGCGTCTAAACAATTAGTTGTAGAGCCTCCAACTTTAACTACGTCTCCAGCCTCTAATATAATTTTATTACCCGACATAATCTCTATTGACGATCCTGCTGGTAACGGTACAGCCTTAACGACATATACATCATCTGCATTTTCTCCCGAAGAAGAAGCCGTTACTATTTGTGCATCAGCTGTAATAGATGCGCCTTTAACATTAGCAATAGTTAAGCCGATAATAACAGCCGTTGTTGAACCCGGTACTGTATATGCGGTTACTAATGAAGCGTCTACGTTAGCTTTTGTTTTTAATTTAAATGTATTTGGCATTTCTATTTCCTATGTTATCCAAGAGCAATTGCCATAGCAACCGCATCGTTTTCATCTGCACCCCATGCTGCTGTTCCGGCTGAAGCATATCTTAATATCTGTCCTGCAGAACCTCCAGAAGGTATGTGTTTATTACCATCGCTCGTTGGGTGGGTATAATTGTTAGCACTAGTAGCAATACCAGCTAACTTAGTTTGTTCAGCATCACTATACTCATTAGAATCAGAATTAGATTCATAAAGAGTTTTTATCTCAGCTGCAGTTTGATCCGCTGTAGCTGCTGTTTCAATGCCATCTAATTTAGCACCGTCAACCGATAAATCCCTACCATCTACTGTTTCTGTACCTGACATGGTAATATTACCTGTCATTTCTCCACCAGCTTTAGGTAGTTTAGTGCCTATAGAAGTAGTTGTAGTTGTTGCATAGTTTTCGTCATCTCCCAAAGCAGCTGCTAATTCGTTTAAAGTATTTAGAGCTGTTGGAGCACTATCTACTACTGTAGCTACTTGAGCGTCAACGTAAGCAGTCGTAGCAATTCTTGTTGTGTTATTACTCACGCTTTGAGTTGCAGCTGTTGGATTACCGCCAAGAGCAATATCTGAAACTGCTTCAACAGCAGTCTTTATTTCTGCGTTAGTCTGGTCTGCTGTAGCTGCTGTTTCTATCCCCGACAACTTAGTTTGTTCAGCATCGCTAAATTCGTTTGTGTCAGAATTAGATTCATAAAGAGTTTTTATCTCAGCTGCAGTTTGGTCTGCCGTAGCTGAAGTCTCTATTCCAGATAGTTTAGTTTGTTCAGCATCACTAAATTCGTTTGTATTAGAGTTAGCTTCATAAGCGGTCTTAATTTCCGCATTAGTCTGGTCTGCTGTAGCACTTGCCTCAATAGCATCTAGCTTGCTGTGGTCTGCGTTAGTAAAATTGTTTTGTGATAACTGACCGTCTTGTACTGAATAGCTTTGGATAATTGCCCAAGCAGAGCCATTGTAATAATAGACTGCGTTAGTAGTAGTGTTGTAATATAAGTCGCCCTCATCCAGAGAAGATGTAGGTGCTGAACTTGCCACTCGCCACCTGTCTGCAAAACTATTAATGCCAGTTATGTTTGTTGCTACTGTGCTTATGTTTGTGTTACTACCAGCAACAGTATTAATATTTGTATTGTTACCAGCAACAGTATTAATGTTACTACTATTGTTTGCAACAGAACTAATATTGCTTGAGTTATTAGCTGCACTTTCTAAATCATCTACAACTCCTGTAGCACCTAATATTGCCATATCAGCTACTATGTCAGAATCACCTAGTATTGCCATGTCAGCAACGATATCAGTTGTTCCAAGTATTGCCATGTCAGCTACTGCGTCAGCAGTACCTAACCTACCTATTTCAGTAGCTTTACCTGCAACTGTAGTCACATTAGCGTTGTTCGTGGCAACTGTAGTTACATTTCCAGATATACCTGCAACAGTTGTAACATTAGCTGCAATATTTTCTACTGCTGCAACATCACTTGATATAGTAGCAACAGATGTAACATCATTTGATATTCCTGCTACAGTTGTAATATTACTGTTGTTACCTGCAACAGTTGCTATATTGCCTACAACACCTGAAGCACCTAATATTGCCATGTCAGCTACAATATCTGTTGTAGCTAGCGTATTCATATCATCTACAACGTCTGTAGTCGCTAAAATTGCCATATCAGCTACTGCATCTGTAGTACCTAATATAGCTAAATCTGCGACTGCATCAGCTGTGCCTAATCTTCCAATTTCTGTAGCTTTACCTGCAACAGCGCCTATATCTGAAGCGTCTGCAGCAACGGTATTAATGTTTGTTTGTTCGGTACTAGTAGGTTTAATATTCTCCCAAGCAGAACCATCCCAAGAAAACATTTGATCGGAAGATGTATTCCAATATAGAGCACCGTCCACTAAAGCGTTGCTATCATTATCTGTTGATGGGGCAGATGATTTAGCTCCTAAATATCTATCATCAAATGAATCATAAGATGCTGCAGCACTTGTTGCACTTGTAGAAGCAGCACTAGCACTTGAAGCAGCACCAGTAGCACTACTGGCAGCAGCCGTTGCGGAAGCAGCAGCCTCAGCAGCTGAAGTATCTATAGCAACTTCAGTACCTATGTCACCTGAATAAAAGGAATTTCTTGCCATATGTATCTCCTATAATAAAGGCGTACTAAATTGTGCAGAAAATGCACTGCCTTTCATGCTTGCTCTAATTTCTTTTTGATTTAATGCGTCAATCTTTCTTTGTGTTAGCTCAGTAAACTTAGCTTCCATTTCTACATCGCCTAGATATATTGATGCAACTTGACATGTTGCATATAAAATTGCTTCAAACTCAGTGCCAAGTATCCAAGGTATTGTTTCAATATAAGATGTTCCAGTACCTGTGCCAACACTTGTAGCTTTAAATATAGTGCCAACGTTATTATTAGCAGCACCATGATTAGTCCAAACAGTAGTTCCAGCTACAGCAATCTTATAGTAGTTATCTACAACCATTGCAGTCGCAGCTGTAGCTGCTGTTGCATAAGTTCCTATTGGATCTTCAGCTTTATAATACGTCATAGTATAAGTACCACTAGCTGATTGTTCACCCTCGTTATTTGTAAGCAAAAAGTTTCCTGCTTGTCTTGTATAGGCGTGTTTAATTCTGTTGTTACTAAATGTTTTAGAATCTACTCTACTTAATATTACATCATCGTCTTTGTCAGCTGTGTCATCAAGCTTAAGTTCTATTATTTCAATAAATCCTGCTGGAATAATAAAACTTGAATTAGTTGCGGTGACTGAAAATGATTGTACCACTTCTAGAGGCGGAACTCTTAGCTCCTCGTAAACCCTTGCTTCGCCTATAGCAACAAAGTCGTCTATTTGAGCGTCAGTTAAATCTGACCTGTTCAGCCAGTCAGCTACTCCTGTTCGTAAAGTAACTTGGTCTTTAATAGTAGCCATCTAAATCTCCTAGTGATACATTAAATGAGGATAATCTCTTTTAATAATTGATTTAACCTTTTTAAGGTCGTCTCTGTCTGTTTGGTTGCTATTAACATTTATGCCATATTTAGACATAAGCTCTAAAGCAACCGAATCTGGTATATTGCAAAAAGGTCTAAACCCGTGAGAGAAACTATTTCTAGAGCTTTCCATTGCTCTCATTTCTTTAGCCCATGCTAAGTGAGTAGACACATCTTGTGTCACTTCTCTAAAGCCATCACTTTTAGCTTTTGTTATTCTCATAGTGTTTGTTAAGTCATATTCAAGGTCTTTGAAATCGTTTGACATTTTAATCTCCTTATAAAATATAACCCCCATAGATTTCTCTATAGGGGTTAAGAACTGCTTTTACACAGTAGCGTTGACAATTATTCCATTGCCTTCTGGGTTCTTAGCTTCAAAAGTAAGTTCTTGAACCATGTAAGAACGTAAAGCATCTCCAGCTTCGTTTATATCACGGAAGTGAGTTGGACGAAGTGTAGACATAGCTAGAAACGAAGGATCATATACCATGATCTCGCTTGCACCCATGATGTAATTATGCTTAATTTCAACATCACCAAAGTCAGACTCATATAAGTCTATTGACTGGCGAAGCTTTCCTCTCTCATCAATATTACGTCTGACGTTTGTACCTGTGCCAGCGTTAATAAGAGTAGAGAAGGCAACTTTTTGTGTTGTTGACATCATCACAATTGAAGGAGCAGCCGTAGTTGAACCGTTAGTTAAACGTAGTACTTCGTTAATGTCAGCTAGCGTTATTGCAGCAGCTGCACCAGTAGTCCACGTTGGAACGTCTGTTCCGTCACCAGTAGCCTTAGTTAAAGTACCAGCTCCAGCGTTTACACAAGCCGTCTGTGTATAAGACTTGTATGCGCCCATGAGCCTTGCTCCAGCTTGGATATTACCCGATGCAGAGGCAGATGCAGTTTTTACCTGCGAACCTACCATTGTCTTTTCAATGTCACGCTGCATTTCCTTACCACGCTTTTCAGTTTGGTATTTAAATTCAGACTTGCGACCTGCTTTGTCTACCGCTTCAAGAGTACCAGACACATTAATACCTTTAGTAAAAATCTGTGTGATATTTGTAAGGCGAGTCATAACAGGCGAAGTGCTCACTGCGTAGTCAGACGCTTCCGCTGCAGCCTGCGTTGCAGGAGCTTGTAGAGTGTCTGTTGTCCATTCGTGAGTAGTCGCTGTTGCTTTTGACTTTCCAATTGAAGAGATGAACGGGGTCATATCTCGAGAGATGTTTGAAATCCAGTTTGCCAAATCCTCTCTCTGAGATATCGCATTACTGGTCGTAAAGTTTGTAGCCATTACTATTTTCCTATATTACATAGAGAGCTGTTACTCGAACAATGAATCAATTGCACTATTGAAAAGAATCTCTTCATCTTTTGATGTAGCTTTTCCTTTCCTAGTTTTTGCTCGAGCAGCATCAACCCTATTGGATTTTTTAGTTTTCGCAGTACTTGGCTTTTTAGTAGGCACTCGTTTAACTGGAGTTTGTTTTCTCTTAGCTGTTCCTTTACTAGAGTTTTCCGAGAGTCGTCTATAACCATCAATAGCTTTCACCATCATTGGGTCGGTCATTGTATCAACCATGCGTTCATCTAATCCAATGCTTAATGCAAATTTTCGATTTAACATAGCAACATCCTCCGACCAATCAGGAATTAAATCAGGAACTACTTGATTAAAGTGTTCGACTTGTTTTCCAAATTGTTCTTGTTGTTGCTGTCCCAATTGCTGTGACATACCTTGTAATAAATTATCACGACTTGCTTTTCTTGAAGAATATTCCTCTTTAGCCTTGCCTAACTTATTGTTAAGTTTACTAGCTTGATAGTCATCTTCTTCAAATGCTTTGTCTACTTGGTCTTGAAGATGCTTTAAAACACTTTGGTCTTTTGCATCTTCTCGTTGAAGTAACTCTGCATTTACTCTTGCATAAATTTCAGCTTGTTCTCTAGTTTGTTCAAGAACCTTTGCCTGCTCTGCGAGCTCGTCTCCTTTTTTTGACTGGCTCTGCTTTGTTTGATAGTTTGCAACAAGTTCTTCCATAGTAACTTCAGATTCTTCTCCGTCAACTTTCACGGGAACCTTAAAGTCCATATCGATTTCATTGTCTAATTCATCCGATTCAGATTCTTGGGTAGCGTCCTCAGACTCATCCTCCTCTTCCTCTTCTTCATCTGTGTTATCATCCTCTACTTCGTCAACTTCATCAGCGTCCTCGTCAGTGTGTGGATCATCACCTTCGAGTTCTTCTGTCGCTTCGTCACTTTCTTGGGTAGCATCATCAGGTTCATAACCTAATATATCATCCGCCAAAGCATCGAAATCGAAATCAGCAACGTCCGACTCATCCGTATGGGTAGCTTCGTTATTTGTTTCTGACATTATATCTCCTATAAATAAGAGAGTTTATTACAACTCTCTGTCATCAATCATCTAAAGGTTTGTAATAAAACCTCTTATTTTTTCTTACCTTCTACCTTATAAACATTTGTTTTTTTAGGTAAAGCTGCAAGTAGCTTTTCTAGATTAACTCTTGCTGTAAGCATATTGTTCATATCAAAAGCAGCGCCATGAATATTTCTTCCAGTGCCTATCACTCTTATAATTGCCTCTATACTTACATTAAGTTTTTCTAAAGCTAGTTTTAATACTGCTTCATCATTCATCATTCATCTCCTGAACTATTTTTTTCTTGTTCAACTTTGTTATCTTTTGCCATAATAGCTTTATCTATATTGCTCATTACAGCCCCTTGACTTATTGCTAACTTATAAATAAACTCTCTACGTTCTGTTTCAAAGTGTTTAGTTTCTAACCACTCACGAAACAATCCATTGAGTATATCCTCAGTTACCATTGTCATAGCATCTTTTATTTCAGTACACTGGTAGCCCTTATTTAGAACTCTCTGTGCATCATCATATGGCGATACTTTTTTTGGTTTGCCATTTTCTCCAGCTTTATATGCTGGTTGTCTTTTATAATTTGCCATCATTCATCTCACATGTTTAGATATTGATCAATAGATATTCTTTTAAATCCAAGTGTCTGGAGTATACCTAAAGTTTTTAAAGCAGCTTCAGAACTTACAAGAATTTCTAAGTCTTCACTTTCTGAAGCAAGCTCAGTTATTCTATCAATAGCCTCCGCTATTAACATTGTTCTGTTCTCCATACTGCTGCTCCTGCATCATCTGTTGTTCTTGCATCATTTGCTCTTGTTCAGCTTCTATTTGTTCTTGCTCTTCTGTGTCTTGATACAGCGATAAGAAGTCTGCTGGAATTTTTTGTGGAATTTGAGCACCATCTTTTTGAGCTTTAATTGCAAGCTCTGCCCATTCTCTATTAGAGTCATCATTTGCTGATAATAATTGACGCTTATTGTCAATCTTTTTATTATCTGCTTCCGCTTTAATTAAACTTACATTGGCTTGTTTAGTTGCTAAATCAAGTTCAATAGAAGCTTGTTCTGCTTGGTCGTCCCTATCTTTCTTTTGTTTTTGTAACTGTTGAGCTTCTTGTTGTGCTTGCTGAAACTCTTGAGTAGCAGGATCATTTAAGAACCTTGTAGGGTCCATACCCATGTTCTTAAGAATATCTAACGCAAGATTATAAGAAGACATCGGATTAATAAAAGCTTCAGATGTAGGGCTTTGAGCCATTTGAGGCAACAGCTGTGTAAGTTGTATTAACTTCTCAGCCAAAGAAGAATTTGAATTTTCTCCAATGTTTGCCTGAATATCTAAATCCATATTGCTTGGCATCGTTTGTAATTCTTGTGGAGTAAGTGATGCATATCCTTTATCTGTCTTGTACATTGTAGGATTCTTAAGGTTGCTTTTCATTTCCCTTAATACGCCACGACATAAATCTTTAATGCCTGTCTCTACAAATCTACGAGCGATATGTTCTACTCTTATCTGTGCAGCATTTTGTGCGCCTGCCATTTTTTGCTCAGAGTTACCAGATACATATAATGTATCGTTTAAACCCATAGCAGTTTTGCTAAGCCCAGTAGATTGTTCTTTCTGAAGCCCCAGGAATTCTAACATTCCACTTGTACCAGCACTCATTGGTTCTGGCTGGAGCTGTTGTACTGCTGCTGCAGGATTTCCATTTGTAGGAATAATCTGTTTTGGTACAGGATTTTGTAATGCTGAAAAGTCCACAACATTAGGATCGGCTAGTGTTCTACCGTAGTTGCCAAAGTACACGTTTTCTACAAATCCTCTAAGGATAGCTGTAGTTGCTTGTGTCTGTGGGCGAGCCATGTCAAGAAGTGACAGTCCATAAAACTCATGTGGTATCTCAATAGGATTAAGCACTGCTACTGGAACATAAGCCACATCGTCTTCTTCTAGTATTGTATTACCAGCTTTGATAACATGTTTAAGTTCTGCAATACCATCACCATCTCTGTCAGAACGAATCCAACATTCAATAACAGTGATACTTATATTAGCTTCATCTTCATCATCATCTTTGCTGTCTAGCCAATTAGTAACTCCAGCAGCATCCTTTCTAGAATATGATTCATATGACCATGCAGAATCTCTAACACTTGCTTCTTCACCAATTTCTGAAAAATCTAAATCTAAATCAGACCAAGTTCTTCTTATATCTGAACGAGACATCTCTGAAACAATTCCAACAAAAGTTGCGTCTGTTACACTGGAAGCTGCACGATCAATTAAAAATGACTCGGGAGCTATGTTTCTTAGCTTTACTCCAGACTTGTCAATCTTTCTTCTAAGTCTAACATCAACATATGCATAGTAACTTGTGCCGTCATCATTTACAACTGGCTCTGTTCCTATTTGCAAATCACCAATAATTTCTACATTTACATCAGCTAATATCTGATCAAGAACACCTTCTTCGATTTGTTCGTATTCTTCTACAACATAATCGTAGTGTTCTTCCCATCCCCAAGTTAGGGCACTATTGCCAAATACAACTGCTGACTTTATCCACGTGGAAAGTTTCGACCATCCATCAGGATTTGAGTTGAATAGACAATAGTTGACAACATCCGATGCAATCTGTGACGCTTTAACAGCAGCCATTTCGTTGCTATACGGTGTAAATAAAGCCAATTTATTATTGTCTAATAATAGTTTGGTCAATAGTGCGGTATATCCCTCAGCTATCTCGGCTGAGTCTGAGGATACAATTGAGCTAACGCCTTGTGGTTTTAAATCACCTTGGGCTTCTAAGCTCATTTCATATACGGCATTTTCTCTTCGTTTACTTACTTCTGATGAACCTGTATATCCACCAGTAGCATTACGCATATGACGATCTATTGACTGAATCAACATGTCGTCATCAATCTTCTCGATTTTCTTTTTCATTCTCGCTCTCTCTGTTAAGTGCCTTGTGTTCTAATTCCCCACAAATGTGATGGCGTTGCATACACCGAATCTTGTATATAACCTTTTTCAGCATCGCTTTCTAATTGCTCATAAAATGGTTGAGTTACTTTATGAACAAAATTTCTTATACCATCTTCTGTCATTGGTCCGCCCGGTTTATCCATATTCCAAGTGCTATAACTATAATGAGGTCTAACAGCTGGTGGCATTATCATACCTTCAGACATAAATGGATATACTGGTTGAGACATTAATCTTTCTGTTAAATCTTGTGTAATTAATTCGTTTTGCTCAAAGTATGGATCGTAAGAAGACTCTACAAGTTTAGTTTCGTAAACATGTGGATTTCCTACAGGAACTCTTTTTCCTAAAAAATTAGTTGTACTGCCCCCTACTCCTAATTCAGACGTGCCCTTTAGCATTTGATTTATTGCATTTGGATAAGCACCTTTTCTGCGATCAAGCATTGTTGAATGGATTGCTTCGTGCAATCCAGTTCTAGCCATTCTATCACTATAGAAGTCAGCCATTTGTTGTTGTTGTTCTGTTTGTTTAGCAGATTCTTCCAAAGCAATTTTATCTAGCCTTTTTTTTCTAGCTATAGAAGAAGGGTCCTTTGGATCAATTCGAGCCTTTAAAGGTGCAACAGGAGTTACTTGTTCTCCTACCATGTCTAAATTATTTATATATACTTCTTCAGCTCCACGTGGTGCAAAGCCAGAATAATTTACATAATCTGATGGCTGTATGTCGTCATATTTATAAAAAGGATAAAAATCATCTTGCTCTAATAAGCTATTACTGCCTTCGTAATATTTAATTTTTCTTAATATATTGTCTTTGTATTTTTCTTCTAAATATTTATCAGCAAGTGGTGGCATGGTATAATTTACTTTACTTGCATTATTAAAGCTTATTCCCATAAGTTCTCCTTACAACCACTTAGTATCTGGCTGCTCATATAATGTATTCATTTCACCCCA